ATTTCATAAATATGTTGAAGAGAGATTCCCTTCTCTATATCAAGACTTAAAAGTTGAAGCTAAGTTAGGTAATATTTAACTCCTTTTTTACTTCTTTAATATAGTCTTTTGAAACTACACGTTTAAAGTTGTCGATTACCTCTTGTGTATCTTTACCGACCTCTTGAAAAGCTATCATATAGTTTCTAAATCTTTGATTTATATCAAGTTTATAAGGTGTACCACTTGGCTTAGCAAATCTATGATTCCATCGTAAAAACGGTAGACATATAGTTTCCTTACCCTTGAGTTTATACTTTTCATGTATATATCCCTCCTCACCTCCAAAACCTCTCATTTTTTTATTGAATCCTATCCAGGCGTCTCTCCTACAACTAAATAACCCCATACCATTACCAGGTATAGTAAACGGCTTACTATTAGGCTTAGTACCTTTCTTATTAGTAGCCCATGCTCCCCACATAAAACCACTCCATTCCTTGGAAGAGAAGTCAAAATGTGTAGATACGTTTTTTAAATCATCATATAAGAGAGGGCCCTGCAATAAGTTACCGTTATCCAGACCCTTATCATAGTAATCAAGTAGTTTTTTAAGTGATCCTGGATCTAGTAGTACATGACAATCTATTACTAATACATATTCTGTTTCAGCTATATCAAAAATTTTACCTTTGAGAAACGGACTACTATATTTTGTATATTCTAAATAGGTCGTTGGTTCAGATATTGTATCTACAATATTTTTTAATGCCTTACCGTGATCACTTTTAGGGTTATTATTTATAATTACAAATTCAACTCTATCCATTACCTCAGAATGGTACATTCTTAGTGATTGTAGGGTAAAAAACGCCCCATCGTAATCATCATATACACACATTCCAATAGTTAGTTTACTCACGTAACTATTTACAGCGATTTTTTTTGAAATCTACGCCGGTATAGCTGTAATATTAGATACTGTTGTAAATGATGTATTCGGATTGAAGGAAAGAGGGTTCGAAGCAATTGTTTGTGTTAATACTTCTGTAGTTTCTAATCCTTCTATGTGAGCATTTTTAAGGAAGAAGTTTCCTACGGATAGTGCTGTGTTTTGTGTGGAAATTGGTGTGCAGAAAGAATATCCTACATGTACATTATCAATATTATCGAATTCTTTTAGTCTAAATGGTAACTCTATTGTGGTTAGAGTTTGATATTTAGTATCTACCTTCTTATCTATAGAGATTTTAGTACCTAAATTAGCATATCTAACTCTTAATGTTTGAAATTCATCAGAAGTTAGCGAAAAGGTAGGGGAGAAAGCTGATAAATGCTCATAAAGTACCAAATCGTGAAAATAATCACGGATACTAATGCTATTTTTCTTTATTTGGTGCTCTCCAACACCACTTCTACCGTTTCTACCAGATAATCCGTATAAGCCGGTACTATCAAACACTACTTTAATAAGCTGACCGCTTAAAGTCGTAGAATCTATAACTAAATTAATACCTCCCTGCGTAGTTATCGAGGATACAGGGGTTTGCTCTGTAATTATTGATTCTTGACCAGCAACTAATAGAGGATCAGTATCACCAACATATTGCCCGGGTAAAGATGATAGTTCTCCTGTTAAAGAAGTTAAAAAGGTACCAAACGCATACTCATAGTTGCTATTGTACACATTATCTTCTGGTAATTTAAACTGTAACGACCATACTATGTCATAATTTGAGTTATAACTTAAATCTGTCTCTACAAACTGATAATATCTTGCATCAGATGGTAGGAGAATGTCGGATGGGAAGGCCATTATACATATTTATACAGTAGAACTAATTAAACGCGTCAATTATCTGATCGAGCTTACCTATAATATCCTTTACCTTTACTAGTTCTTCTAACTCATCTACATTAAACGATAGTTTAAGTATTAATTTCTTTAACAATACAAAATCTTCGTAATCAAGTCCTTCAACTATTAACTCTTCCATACCAGTATTTACAGCACTTAAAGACTATATCCATGAACTTCGATAAGTATTGGAAAATCATAACCATACCTCGCTAAGTAGATATTATTATTAGCTTTATCTACCCTAGCAGAAAATCCTGCTGTGTGCATATCGTGCCTTTTATTAGGTCCTTGGTGTGCTCCCATTATAAATTTCTTTGATGTAGTTTCTGGTGCTACTGAATTATCATAAGTACTGTATATGGTTTGGTAATAACTTTTCTTACTCGTCTTAACTCCAGGTCTTATCACTCCAAAGATCGCCTTTGCATTTGTAGGTACCCCAGCTAAGCCGCCTAAACTAAATGTTCTCCATGCAGCCATACCATCCGGAAAGGTCTCGTTGTTGGCGAGTATCGCAGGCTCATTAAGGTAAACAGTTTTATATATGCAATTATCTTCCTTATACCCGGATAATCCCACTTCAAGTGTTCCACTTAAAAATTCTGTAGCTGTATCTATAATATCAACTCCGTTTAATGAAGCGGATAACGGAGAAGTGAACTTAATAGTAGGTGCTTGTACTCTATCCTGGAATGCTTTAATAATAAACGTAGTACCAAATGCTGAGAGGCTAACATTTGACCCAGAAGCTAAAGGTATAAGTGTAGAATTAAAAGGATCATTTACGTTTGTACCGTATAATGCCCTATTAGCTAAATCAGGTAAATTAAAGTTATTAACATCTCCGCCGTATCTATTACCTATCACAGCTGACAAATCCGGGTAATCAGAACCAGCTACTAAAGAACCGTCGCAATTTAGCCAACCATAAGGTACAAACTCTGCTCCCGTTACAAAAGGTACAATTGTACCTGCGGGTATTTGATTTGCTGTAGTGGTTGGTACAGTACTGGTAATAACAGTAGGTAAACTCCACGAAAGTTTATTATTAGTATCTGATATAAGATAACTATCGTTTGTAGAGGCGGCTAAAGATGGAAAATCATAATTAATTGAACTAATTTTAAGCTTAGAAGGTATAGTTAAATAGCTAGTAGCGTCAACTGTACGTTGCTTAATCTCATCAATACTAATACTACTACTTAAAGCTATCCTATTACTAGTATCTAGTTCAATACTATTACCTAACGCATCAGGAGCAAAATTACCTGCAGAAAGGGTCCCGACTGTAGCGCGCTGGGCAGAATCAATTACAATAGATGTATTTCCAGGCTGTACTAGATTTGATACTGTTTCCCAATCAGAAACATCCGAACCATCATTTTGTTTAATACGATGAAAAGTATTATTATCATTATCAAAAGCTAAATCATTTATCTCACCAGTCTCGAGAGTAATATCAGATCTACTTCCTAAAAATTTATTACCAACTAAATTACCTCCAACAGTAGTACCGTCACCTATAAAAAGTCTAGTAGTATCAGAAGCATATCCTAATTCACCTTCATCTAAGGTTATATTTTTTCTATCTTCATTGGTACCTCTACGTACCAGTAGTTTTAAGAGTGTATTTTCTAGTATTTCAATTGAAGCCATGGTATATGTTAGTAGTTAAAAATTGGTATTGCATATCTATCAAAAGTAGCGCCATTATTTCGCGTACTACCGGATAGAGCTAGTGTTAAAAATCCTGCTGAACTAAGAATCTGTGGATTACCGTCTGAATCAGTAGTAGAGTAGGTTGTACCAGAATGTGTAAATCCTTCTGAAACTTGGTTAGGTGCCCCTGTAAAAATACCTGTTTCGATGGATGTAGTTTTAATTATATAATTTGTAGCAACTGCAGATAAATTGGCGCCGTTTGTATCTGTTTGACTACCGGTCAAAAACCACGATTGTGTGCTGCTATGAGTACTACCTGAACCATATTGCAATACATTTCCACCTGTCAAATTAGGTAATCTAAAGTCAGTATTATCTGTATTACCGTAATTTGTACCTATAACATCCCATAGTTCACTGTATCTATCGCGTAATAAATAATGGCCGTTACAGAGTAGATACCCGTCAGGTACCTTACCTATAGCAGCAGCATGTGGTAATATAGCCCCAACAGGTACAAAATCAGCACCTGTTAACGTTGTAGCGGTCAAGCAATCAAAGAACGTTGACGCAGGAACTTCTGATATACCGTAACTATCTAATGAAAGCTGAGGCATTTCATACACTGCTGGCTCACTACGTGTTACAAGAGAAAGTCGCTTTGTTGTTAAGTCGAAATTTTCAGTGTTAACTCCAGATAAAATACCTTGAATTTGATTAGTGGTATTATTATATACTAAACCTTCACCAAACGCTTTGGTATCAAATGAGTCATAAGTTACTGAATTAGCTTTTGCGGAAGAAGTTTGTAATTTATCATTAATATCAAACTCTAAACCGTCGCCTAGGTTTATACTTATTGGAGTACCGGCTCCACCAATCAATCCACCTGAGATAGCTGTAGTTGTTATTTCTCGTTCAGTAATAGAGCTTTCTTTTAGTGATAGGGTTGAAGAAGAAAGCTCTAAGTAATCTGAATTAAAATTAATTGCAATTGAGTCACCGTCTCTTATCAAACCACTACCAAATGCAGAATTAGTTATATCATTAGCATCTAAAGAGCTTTGCTTAACAGTCAGTGTATTCGAAGCTGTAAATTCAATATTTTCATTATCTATTGTAGGTCCTATATATGACCAGCCGGTAAGAGAAGAATCATATTCACTTGCTGTAAGAGTGTATAGTTTTGAATTAGCATAACCGATATCACCTATTTGTGCGCCAGCGACATTACCTAGACCAGATTCTAAATTAAAAACACCAAAGTTCTTATTACCTACAACCCTACCACCAGATAAGGAACCATCTCCTACGAACACTCTTTTAGTGTCTATAGTATAACCTAATTCTCCTTGATCTAATACTAACTTCTTACGCTGATCATCTGATCCACGTCTTACTTTTATTTTTACTATTGTAATATCTGGCATTGCTAAAATTTATTAAGATGTTCTTCTCCAAACGTAAACTCCGAAGTACGGTGGAGTATTATTATGTGATTTACTTCCACCAGCAGCGAAAATACCTGTCTCTCCATCCGTTCCAGACTTTCCACCAGGTTGAAAATCCTGATTACCTGGTTCACCGGGGAGAAATCTTCGCTCAGCATCATCACGTGCAACTACAAATGGTGATAATTTTTGCGATCTGTTATCGCCATCAGCTCCTGAAAATCCATGTTTATGTTTCGGCATCTCGGACTCTGATAGTGTATGGTTGTATTCCCCAATATTATCAAGATCGCCCTCTCTAACAGTTACTTGACTACCATTCTTATCCGTACCAGTACCGACCCCAGCTAGATATCTACCTTCGGAGACTAGCTCCCATACTGTCCCAGTAAATCTTGTACCTGGATTTATGCTATCAACTGTTAAGTATATTGAATTTACTGGATATATTATATCGTATAACGTAGTAGTAGTTGAAGAATATGGGAACTTTACATTACTAATAGTAACACAATCCTCAATTATGTCTACATCTACAGTCGCATTGCCAGCACCAATAACTACCCTTGCATCACTTAGTTGAATAGGAGAATTGTTACCTTTACCATCATATACGAAATCTAGATCTGCCGTAATGTTATGACCACTTAAATGTAAAAGGGACGTATATCTATCTGAGATAAATTGATTTTCTAAGCTAGCCGACATATAATATATTTATGTTAGCTGCTAAGAATGCTATCGTAAATAGTTTTTTGAAGTTCAAATAATTTAGAAAATACCCTATTTACTGACAGGTAGTTTACACTTTCATTACTATGAAAGTAAAAATTACGAGTATCTATCTCTAACGGTGGAGGTATCTTATAATCATCAAACACACTAGTTGAAAACTCTCTGTTATTTGTACCTTGTAGTTCACAGTCTATAGATTCGAACCCATCAAAATAACCCTCAGGAGTCTCAACTATAACTGTAAACGTTTGTATTCTACCATTGTAGTCATTAACATACCGAGAAGGAGTAATATTGGAGATCGTACCTTCGCTTACCTCAATTAACTGATATAGGTCAGCCCCCTCCGGTAAATTACTTCTATCTACTTCCTTCTTCCATCTAACATTTGCGTTTTTACAATTAAAAATTGCATCAACGTCGTAGTATTTATCCATCTGTTCCGCACTAGACATTTTTTGGAATTCCTGATATTCACAAAAAGTAACTTCTTGTCGACTAGTCCGGCCTCGAGGATCTTCTACAATAATATAGTACCTCTCTGAACCTTTTCGCCCTACTATATTATAGTACTCTTCTATTTGTTCCGCTTTAGGCAGGTCTTTTATTCTAAGATACTCTTTATAAGCGTTTTTGCGTTTATCTCTATAATTATTCGGTCTAGATCTGCCAGTAATGGTGACCGTATCATTAATGCCAGAATACACGACTTCCTTTCTACCGGCTGTACTGCCGAATACTGTCCGTAGTTCCGGATATGGCATTAATACGTCATAAAAGTAGTCTGGATCATTTTTATAAATTTCCAACTCCTCTTCTGTGAAAAGCTCCGGAAAGTAAAGTGGATTAGGCATGCCAATTATCTCATCACCGGGGCTTCCACCAGCGAAAGGAACAGCTTCGGTCTCCCCCTCGCAATTTCTAACGACGAGCGCGTGAAACTCGTTGACAGGCCCCAATCTCATCTTGAAGGGTCCAATATTTTCTGTCACGGTGTTTGTCAATACTCTACCTGTTAACCGAACATGATATTTCCGGTCTGGATCGCGATCCCATTCTTCTTGAGCACGATCAAGTTCATCCTGGATAGTGATTGTTCTACCAGTTTTCTCGTCTCGGCGCGGATACCATCCCTCAACGTCGGCCAAATATGGCGTGAGGTCAGGAGTTCTTTTTATTTCGTCTGTTTTCACCTCTCTTGTTACACTGGGCCCAAGATCCCAGCTAATTTCAGTCTGCCTTATACCTTCTTTTGATAGAGGTTCCCACTGACCAGTTTCAACAAGTGAAGTAACATTTCCTAATTCAGCCGGTTCTTCTTGATTCAGGTTTTGTGCAAAGGTGGTATTGGACCCTTTTTTAAGACTATTTATTTTACCCGCTTTAGGTATTCTTGTAAAGTTATTATAGATATTAATAGTATCGCGTAAAATATCTTGAATAAGCACATTTAAATTAATGCCAAGGCTACTTTCACAAACAGTATCAAAAATATCCGGGTTAAAAAAGCTTTGTAGATCAGCAGGTACTAAACTTATTCGCTTTTTATTGAGTGAACCAGAAGAAAAACAAAGTCTACCTACATTATGATAATAAGAATAGGTTTTATCTTTAAACGTATCTACTAAGGTATTAATAAATGATATACGATTTGATTCAAGTTTATCAGTATTAAACTTCCAGTTGTTTGTATTAAATTTATAAAATGAATCGAATTTAATATCCGGTGGTAGAAGTAAATCATTAGTATCGACAAAGGAGGTAATAGGGCCAGGATTAGTAATCAACCTCTCCGTTAAATTTCCATTATCTTTAATAGTGAATAAATTACTATCATAATCTGAAAACTTTATATCAAGATCAATTAAAGAACTATCGTCGCGATATATAAAAAACCCATCCGGTCTATTTTCCGCTCCCTCATTACGTACTAAAAATTTGTCAGCTACATAAAAAGGACCCTCCTTCGAAAGCCTATTAGTAATTGGATCACGAACTAACATGAAAATTTCACGTGGTTCTGCTAAGCTAAACTCTCTTACAGCAAACTTATTTTCGAAAAGCGGATAATAATAACCTTCCTTTTGTTCCACAGAAAGTAACTGACTACTTTTTTCTGAAGGTGTACCGAAAACAGTAAAAGCAGCATCTTTTCCAGTGTTCGATTTATTGGTTGGATCGAAAATAACTCTATTGATCACTTCCGGCTCAGGAATCTTTCCATTTGATATAAATTCTGGTATATCTATTAAGTAAACATTATAATTTTGAGTATTACTTATAGGTTTAGTCACTATCAGTAGCAAGTCATCTGTATATCTTGCAGTAGCCTTTACATATTCTGGATTATCTAAACTAGAAATAGGAAGTGTGGCAATGATCTCACTAGTATTATTTTTCGAAATTTCTAATTTTACTTTTAACTCGTCATCTATTACCTGTACCACTTTATAAGTCTTACCAAAGCTTATATTATTATTAATAACTTTAAAATCTGATGTCTTTACTCTATCTACCAACTTTAACCTTGCACACGCACGGAAGATATCCCTATCATATATATTAGTATAAGTTAACCCATCTTTAAATACTGATGGAGAGTAAATTAAGCCGTTAGCTCTATCAACATTTAGATTTCTTAGCTTTGCTAATTCTTTTTGAGCTGTTGGATTTTTTATCGCTTCAAGTTGACCATTAAAATTACCACTAAAAGCAATTGTTCTGGAATCTGTAGTAATAGTATATAGGAATCCATCTTCATATGTTTCGACGTAAGATCTTTTTGTATTGTCTAATTCAAAAAGATCAGGAAATATATTCTTATCCGCCCCTTTAAATGGATCTATTTGATATGGAGTATCTAAATTCTTTAATGTATTTCTATCATCGTTCCTGATATCGATTGTTGTGGAAGAAAGACCGAAAAACCCTCCTAAAGACAATTCATCTTTAAAATTAGTTAAATCTAAATATGAATTATTATATACCTGACCTAAACTAAAAAGAGATAGATTGTTTTCATAAAGTATATTGAAATTTTTCTTTAAAAAATCATTACTGAGAATATTTCTAGGTGAATATTCTAAACTCTTTATTTTGTTAGTGGTTTTGTCTGACGGTGAATTATCAAACTCACGCTTGTCAATTATACTTCTAGCTAGAAAATTACCTTTTGAACTTAATTCAACAGAAAATGAGTTCTTAACTCGTCCAGTGAAAGGTTTATTATCATCGATATTTACAAACCCATTATAGTCTACACCACTAAGTGTAAATGCGTTACCAGAAGTATATTTAAAATAGTTTATCATTTAAAATTTTTAAAGTTTATTTTGTTTATTACGGTGGTAGCTGGTATGCTTTTCTGTATTCCAGCTAGTAAATTACTTTTAACTTGATTTAAAATATCCAAGTCGCTAATATTTAAATTATCGATGTTTATATCAACAACGTTGGATTTGGATTTTAAATTAGCTCCTAATGTATTAAGGGTATCGATGTTGTCAGAATAGTTTCTCATACCACAGGGTAAGGATATATAAATATCATCTATTTTATTTATATTTCTAGTATAAACAGTTACGATTTGATCTTCTAGAGATTGAGGCTGTAGAGATAAAAATAAATTGCTTATAGCATTATTGGTATTAATGTCGGATAAAAGAATATCTCCGTTAAAATCTTCACTTTTTAAATTTATATCACCAAATAATATTGGTTTGTTAGTATACTGAAAAGATAATACATTAAATTTTAAGACTTCAATTGTATTCAAATAAACTATACCTGTACCAGTCAAGCTATTAAACGATATATACAGATCATTGTTAGTTAAATCAGACAACGTCACTGTCTTACTAAAAGTTTCATACCTATTAGATGCATTATCAAAGAATCTAAATCTTAAATTAAGATTTATACCAACCCTTTTAATGGATATACCAGCATCTATCTCATTAAAATGAGACTTTATAGAAAAATCATTACTAAAAAACTTAAACGCTAAGGTATAGCCACCGTTAGTGTTGATAGTCTTATAGTAATCAGGTGCACTTCTTTCCTGCTGCTTTAAATCGCAATACTTTAATTGCATCGATTCGTCTATCTCACCAAGATTTTTAATTCGCTCATATACATATTCCTTTTTAGCCTCGAAAGTAAGATCACTCTTCTTATCAAAAAATAATTTATCAATAACAGAAGCTTTCAATGTAGAATTACTCTCAATAAGATTCTCTATAGCGTCGTCGTATGTAATATTGTAAATAGGCTTACTGCCTAAAGCATCTGCCTTAGATACTAAGTCAGGATAGTAGTATCTATCGACCCAAATACCCTCTTCTCCTGGCATGCCTGAAAGCCAAGTACATAAATATTGACCCTCTGTAGCAGGTATGTTCTCTAGTTTTTTATAAACCCTATCTGCAAAATACGGATATGGAAATGCAAAGGATCCAGACTCTACAAATTTTGTATCGTTTATATTGAGCTTATCAAAAGGATTTAAAGAAGAAGGGGCAGTAAAAGACGTCGAACCGGGCGTTATTTTATAGGAAAGATTGTATGTTACAAAGTTTAACTCTAAGGATGAATCTTCTTCAGCGTTAATATCATTAAGTATAGAAGTATAATTTCTTATATTATCGTTAAATACTAAATCGAAATCAGAACTAAGCAAATTATTAGAAGAAGTGTAACTATCTGCAGTATCTGATATGTTCTTTAGAGTTAATACATTAAATGTACTGTCATCAGAACTACTATTTTTATAAAAAAGGTAATTAGATTCTATATCAAATGAACTCTTATTTTCGTTTACTAGATATTCGGTATCTGTATACTCAATAAAAGATGTATTAATAGGATTTGACACTAAAGTGCTTTGATTGAAAATTATTTTAGCTGAAGTTCCGTTAATATATAAGTAATTAATATTTTCAAATTCATCAATAACTTGACCTACTAATACCTCCCTTAGCTTTTTTATTATATATTTTTTACTACTCTTATTGACAAGAAAAGTTAAATACTGTTCTTTACCTGCCTTAGTTAGAATATACTCAATCTTCCTGCTCTCTTTATTAAGTTTATTTTCATTTACAAATAAAATAGGTATAGTACCAGCTACTTCAGAATCATCAGAAGCTACTAGATAAAATCTCTTATTATTATTAAGATATGAAATAGCACAATAAAAATCATCTATAAACTCGACGGTAAAAAGAGTAGTACTGTCTTTTTGCTCTTTACTAAAAGCAGTTGAACCGTAAAAATCTAAATCTACAAAATTATCATTATCTTTGAAGAATTCAGGTCGTATATTTTTTTCAAACTTAAGATAGTTACCTCCCCCAGTACACTTACTGAATTGTAGTGATGTGTAAATGGTCTTTGGTTTTAATTTCTCAGATTTAAATTCAATAAAATTATCTAATGTATTTAAATTGGTAAGGTAGAAATCAGTATAGTTTTTATTTTTAAAGTCTCTCGCTCCAGAAAGCGCTGAAATAAAATTAAGGGAAAAATTACCAGCGTAAGTTCTGCTAAACTGCTTTAAGTTCAGAGAGTCTATACATAAACCTGTTTTGTTAGATTTATATGTACTTAAACTTACAGTAGTTGAACTCATTACTATATATTTAAGCCATTATCTCTGTTTTAAAGAATCAAATTAGTCAACAATAATGATTTCGGTACCGTCTTTATCATCCACTACAACATTTTGATTATCACGCTTAACTTTTTGCAAATTCTCACCCACATCATTAACTATAAACGATGTAAATGCATCTGCGTTAGTATTATTTGTTGTCTCGACAATATAGTTATCTATCTCCGTTCTTAGCTGTAGTGTAGTGTCGAGATTGACATTGTTAATTATCTTTACCCCCTCGAGCTTGACATCTCTAATATTTTCGTAATAACCTTCAGTTCGAATATCAACAGGTATATTAAATTGGGTAATTTCACCAGTAGTATACTGTATACCAATTTTTAATGTTAGCGATTTTACTAAACTGTCAGGTGATGGGTAGTAGATATGCTTATAATCAGTATTGAGAAATGGCGGTGAAACACCTCTAGTAATTTCGTCTAATATACTTTCCGTTCTATAATTTATAAACGTTTTTATTTCCGGCTCCAAGACTTCCGACCCGTCTCCCCAGTCAATAACCACGTAATATGGAAATACTTCTGAAAAAATATTACTTAAATTTACCGATACTTCTGTTTGATCAAACAGATTTACAGTTTCATAATTAACAGTTGAAGTTGTTGATGTAGTTGAAAGAGATAAATTGTACGTCTTCATAATATTAATGAGTCATTACTGGTTGTTAAAGGCTCGGAACTTAAATTAAAGCTAAATGAGTCTAATACATCTATATCTTCAAATGTAAATGTCTTGTTATCGTAAACTGCTCTAACGTAATCATCCCTTACAAACGTTACGTTGTTATTAGTATCAATAAACAAGTTATGGCTAGCTATAACTGGCGACATGTTTTGATCTTTAACTAAATAACTTAAATTAAATACATCTATATCACTTCTATAAGTAATAATAGGAGAATCTGCTTTATCATATAAAACATTATAACCAGATAATATAAACTTATCAATATTACTAAAAAGCTCTAAATTATTTTTAGGGAATATCTTAGTATTTGTTTTATTTGTATAACTATACTTATATATTTCAGGGTAAACAGATAATGTTTTGGTTTGTGTAGAGTCCTGCTCAACTTTAAGCTTATAGTAATATACATCAAGATCTTTCTTAAATCTATTACTTATTTTTTCAAAATTATTTGTATTTATAGGTAAAGAGATATTATTAGTTAATGGATCTATAAATTTATTATTTTTAAATTCTAATTGTTCAATTACAAAAAAGCTACTTGTCTGTATAAACAATGTATCATACATTAAGTCAAAATTTAAAACTCTACTAGAAAGATCATCTACGATAGTTGAATTATACTTAGATGATAGATAAGGCAATAAATCAAAAATCTCACCACCTGTGTTAGTTGAGGCATTTTTAACGTAAATTTTACCTTGTAGGTTTTTAGAAGTAAATTTATCAAAAGATGTAGACGAGTTAGTACTCGTGGTGGTTGGTTCTAAGACAGTATTATCATAAAAATAACTCTCTGGTGCTAAGTTATATTCAAAGTTTAATTTATCTGTAAATCTACCTCCTTCATACCTACTATATAAATTATTAATACTAGTAAGTTGTAAACTTATAGAGAAATTACCAGTTAAGCTAGCTGTGGCTGTCGTCGTATCATCTACTAAAGCTCGTTGTATGGAATTGTATAATTCTGGAGTATTTGTACTACTTAATTTAGCTACACCACCTTCTATTAAATTCGAGTAGTAAAATTGCTGCGAAGTATTAGAAAATGCGCTTAAATCTGAAGAAATAGGATCTGGTAAAAACTCAGAATCAGACTTCATAAAATATGCTCCGTCTATAACTCCTGCTGTATCTATATCCTTATTTAAAAAATCAACATTGGTAGTTGTAGGCTCTATAAGCTCTTCATAAGGACAAAAATATCTAAAGAAAATATTATATGCTGAAGAAGGAAAAAATGGGGATGTCTCACGAGCAGTTAATCCGTTAGTAAACGAAGAAATACCGGATCTTTTAGTTTCAATAAAGGTATTTGTATCAACAGTATTATAATTAAAATTGAAACCTTCAGCATATAAATCATCATAAAACTGATACCCATTTAATATAAGATTTTTTACTAGTGGATTAGCTTTAACTGTAAAATTATCCCTGAAGTAATTATTATCTTTTACTAATCCGAATAAATTACCAAAAAGATCCTTCTTACTATCATCTACATACCCCTCATCAAAGAGAAATGCTAAATCGGTATTCTCTGTTCGTTTATCAAAACTAGAACTATACCCAATATAGGACGTATCTTCTTTACTAGTATTAGGTTGTAATCTAGCTACACCACTGGATATATTTTTAAAAAAATCGCTAGGCTCGATATTAAAAACGAGTATATCCTGATTATTAGTATATATATTCGGATCTGGGAATATAAACAGACTGTCAGGCTCGTACTGCTTACTCAATTCAAAGTCTATAGCTGGTGCTTGTATAACATTAATACCAGTATTGGTAGGTCTAAAGAATCCAGCCTCTCGCTTTGTACTTATTTTATTAGCAAAAATACTAGCTGTAGTTGGATTCTCTTGATTTAAAAAATTACCATACGGCCGCTCTGATTTAATAAGAATATCATATACATATTCTCCTGTTGAATTTGAAGAGATGTAATAAAAATCTGTACCAATATATTTCTCAGTAAGAGTTCTTTTATTATCAAAGATACTATCTGCTTCTAAGTATAACTTTAAAACTTCACTATAATCTTCAAATACCTCAGATACTAACTCCGTGTTCGTAGCAAGAAATATATTATCTGTTGGTAGATCATCAGGACTGTAACTTAAAAAATGCTTACCGTATTCCGTCTCTTCCGGTTCTTGATTAAAGTATGAGGTGTAGACATCAAAGTATTCAGTTAGTGAAACGCGTATGTCTCTTTTAATGTTATTAAAGTTATAATCTATTGAACTATCTTCACGATTATCCAAAAAATTAAGTACTGTACTATAAGCGCTTTTTACTACATTAAAATTACTCGTTTTTGTCTTAACCTTATTTGCTGCATCGTGTAAATTAACTCGCTCTACTCTATAATATTCTATAACTTCCCTTAACTTCTTACTAAAAAATGAAATTGCTATAGCTATATCACTATTATCGTTAAAATCTAGATACTGTAGAAATTTCTTTTCCGTCTTATTACTAAAATTAATAGTAATTTCTTTTAAAAAGTCCTTATATCTATTAATAATAAGACTCTGATTACTACCGTTTGTATTATTAATTGCTGTATTCCAGCTATTTAGATAAATGGTGTAGTACTCTTGTAATGTATCTGGTCGATAATTTACCTGCACGACCTTTATAAATTCTATAAGGGAAAATGCTTGGTTTCGATCTAAAGCATTAGAATCTAATACATTACTATTAGTAATAGACTGTGGCACTTCAGGGTAGCCTTTTATTACATTTTCCATTTATATTATTTATTTTAGATTATAGATAGGCTACTGAACAACGAGTTACGGATTGCTATATCTTCAATATTGTTATCTCCTTTGAAACTACTTAATGCAGTAGTTATATCAAACGTATTTAAAATATCATCATAATTTATAAGCCCATCCAACACAGTACCCTCAACACCGGGAAGATACTCATAAAAAGTATAAAACTTAGATAGATCAGACGAAGTAAAAGAAGTTGGTAGCACTAACGGCCAGCCCCAATCTGTTTGATAATCTCCTAACTCATATTGGGTTGCACTTACTGCACATATTGGCTGGTAGGTATTTAATAAGGAATAGTTATTGCTAAACTTCTCTAAAGCTACGATATCTGTTCCAGCAGTAACTGTGTATGTATAGGTATCAATCTCACTACCTAAATTCTTACCGTATGTTTCTCTTGTAGTTGTTCCTTTATCGTTAAAGTTTTCCTTAAACTTGTTTTCTGTACCTTTAAATTGATTATAATCTGTAGAAAATAAACTCATTAACCTTACTATTTCGGGAGGAAAGTTAAAAAGAGATTCATCATAAACATTAGCTGTTTCATTTAGTAAATCGCTAATACTAATGAGACTGTTTAAATTACAAGTATCTATATTTGTTTTATTATTAATAAAACTAAAGATTTTTTCATTAAGGGTCTTACCGAGAGAAGAGCTGTTAGAGCTTAAATTACCAAAAATAGACCCTATAAAATCATCAAAGAGTATATCTTTATCTAATAAAATTTCCTGAAATCTTAAACTTTTAAATATTTCAGTATAATCGACGTCTTCATTATTCTTTGCAAAATAATAATAATCTTTAGGGTAAATACTAAAACTAACACTTCTACCCGCTAACAGAAACGTCTCTGTTGAGTTTGTAAACTCTGCACTAACTACCAATGTATAAGTGTCGACTTCGGAAAGTCCATCATCATAGGTTAAATTACCATAATACCAGTAATCAGTATTTATACCGGAAATAGAACTATTTAGACTAGATATACTATAGTAAGATGTATTTACTTCTTGGTTATTACTATCATATAATTTACCTGTAATACTACCAGTTAACGTTAACCCCTTAACAGTATAATTAGATATACTAGTTGGCTTAACGAAAAACGGTATAGGAGCCTTTTTAAATTGTACTGGACTAATATTAAAAATTTGAGCTTCGTCGTCACCCTCCTCAGTTAACCCATTATCGTTTATGGTTAAAGCACTTAAATTTGCAGATAGTGAAGTAGATCCAATGTTCGCTGTTAAAGATATAGATAAATTATTATTATAATTATTTAGCGAATAGTCTAGATTACTATTCTTACTAAAAATTTTATTCCTATCCTTAAATAAGTTAATAATTACTCTATCACTTGTAGGTTGATCAGATAAAAAGTAGTAAGATTCACGACCTGAAGTACCTACGAATACGCTACCTGTATCTGTACTTTTAGCATCTACTATCTCATTTCCAGATAACCGTACATATACATTTGAACCACTAACACTTATATAAGGTATTTCGTTATATTCAAATGCTGATAAATTTTCAATATAAGACTTTTCAAAGAAGGAGTAATATTTTTTAAGATGGTTAAACTTATAAGGATCGAGATCAAAATAATTAGGTATAGTAACTCCTGAAACTGTATAAAATATATTGTTACTATTTTGATAGTATGGAGCTTTATTAGTTATAGTGATAGGTTTTGAAAATTCACCTGCAGATAACGATAGAATATTATCTTCTATATCTACTGTAAAGGTGTTTTCAATGTAATCATAAATATTAACATCAGTAGAATAGGAAGCTAAAACTGCATTATTTTCACAATCATTAACCACCATTCTAACTTTATATTTTCCCGGAAGGTCGTAAACATGTTG